ATGAAAAACTACGAACTTTGCTTAAGCAATCAGGACTGCATCTTTGACAGCGCGACCTTTGACGACGCGAAAGCGGCTGCCGACTGGGCAACCGGCAGAGGCGGCAAATATGTCATCCAGAGCAACAACGGACTTAACGTCAAGGTTGACGATGATGCGAAGCTTTTCGTCGAAAATTTTGACGGCTACGAAGAAATTTCTGAAAACGACCTTGTCAAGATGATTGAGAAGCTCGGCTAAAAACACAGAGCGGCGTGCTTTCGGGCGCGCCACGTTAGGAAAACGAGGAGACAGTATGGAAGAAACACCAAAGCGCAAGACGCACACTTCGACGGCGGTCAAACGCCGTTATAACGACAAGACATACACTATGGTGCGCGCCAGCTTGCCGAAAGACTTAGTCGCACGATTCAAGGCAAAATGCGAAGCCGACGGCATACCACAGGCGCAGGTCATAAAAAAAGCGGTCGTTGATTTTTTGGATGAAAATTGAAAAAGCCGGGCAAGGGATTTCTCCCCTGCCCGGCTTTTTTTAGTCCTAACGCAAAACGCACGCAAAACGCACGCAAAACGCACGCAAAACGCACGCAAGTTAAATCATGCCGAAGAGCTTGAGAATCTGTACGACCGCCCAAGCTCCATAAAGCCCGAGCATGTTCATGAGGTTAAAAACAATAGCAGTTATCATTTTGTTACCTCCTCTGTGACATCATCAAATCCGTAGTCCTTACGGAACGCTTCATTGAATTTGCTCACTGTGGCTTCTATCAGCATTTTCAGCTCAAGGTCGGTAATCGTTATGCCCTTTTCATTCAGCATCTCAACGATTGCTTCAGCAGCCTTATCATATTTCTCCTGACCGTGCAGATCCTTGTAGAGCTGCTCGATAGCCTCGACGCAGGTCTTGGCAACCGCTTTCTTCGTCTTGTCGTCAAAATACTTCTGAAAGAGCTTCTTCGCGCATACGCCGAGGTATGATGCTATAGCTGTCAGAATGGTGCAAAGAATGCCCATTCCACAGCTGTCCCAAAATGCTTTTATGTATTCCATGTACTTGTCCTCCTTATTTAAGCAGCTGATTTACTTTCTTCTGAACTTCGGCAGGATTATAGCCCGCCGCTTTGAGTCTGATTTTTCGAATCGCGCCATTGCCCCATTTGCCCTCGATGACCTCGCGTGCAACAGTGTCAACGGATTTTTTCGCCGGCTTTTTCTGACCGTAAATAATTTCGTTTACGCGCTTCTGCACTTCGTTCGGGTCATACCCGGCATTGCGCAGGCGCGTCATACGGTCGGCACCGTTGCCCCACTGGCCGTTGATTACTTCGTGCGCAACTTCATCGACAGATTTCCTTGTACCCTGAGGCTTCGTCTGCGCCGCGCCAGCGACATAGTTGACATACGGCAGCTTACCATGCTTCGACCAGTTGCGGCGATTATATCCTGCCTTGGTACAATTACAAGCAGTTATCTGCACTTTGTTTGCCCAGCGCGGGGTGCATTCTACAGCCAGTCCATTGCCAATATAAACGCCGATATGCCCCGGAGACCACAGGGCTTCTCCGATTTCGATTTTGCTGAAGTTTGTGCTGATGCCTGTACACTTCTGGATCATCGCATCTGCATTGATATCCGGCACACCGTTCGAAGCGTACTTCGCGCCGCCGTAGGGTTTGGACTTATCGCCTGTCCAACCCCAAAGCACGCCCTTTATAAGGCAGACGCAATCAAAACCGAAGGTGTCAGCTGATGCCGCTTTTATCATCTTCTGTCTGCTCGGATCTCTGTTGTAGTCGTTATTGTTGCAATAACGCTGTTTGTTGGATGCCGTAAGCGGTGCGCCGAAGCAGCCGTTCACATAAAGCGTCTTGTAGTGCAGCGCGATATCTTTCACCTTCGCTGCGAGTTCTTTGTTCGTCATGATAAATAACCTCCTTATTTTTTATAAAGCTGCTGTTCGATCGTATCGATCCTGTGGTGCGCCTGTTTGGCGGACGATTCTACAGAACTCAGCCGTTCGACCACCTTTCCTATCTGGTCATCCTGCTTTTCCTGCTTTCTTTTGATGTCGTCGACTCCGCTTTTGATGTAGCCAAGCTCCGTTAAAACGACACCATCTTTTTTGCCCTCATCTTTGTTATCGCTCCTACCGTTCCGCTTATAGGCGATATAGCCAAAGATTATTGCGCATATAGTCCCGCACGCACTAAGAATCGTCAAGAAGATGTTTACACCGCTCATGTAGTCACCTCCTCGAAGTAAATGCCCACAAGCTGCGACGGTACATACTGCAAGATAGTGCCTTGACCGTTGCTGTCGTCGCGTATGCATCTGTAAATTTTGCCGCCGTCGGCATAATATAGGTCTTTATAGTACCGCATACCTGCCGCCGCTGTTATCGGATTGTCGATAGTGCCGTCCTCGCCGACCGTTATCTTTTCCCAATGTGCGGCGACATTTTCCGGCTGCCATGTCGGGTTAGCCGATATAGCGTTATAGCACCGATACAGACCGCTCGGTCTGCGGACTATACTGCCGACCGCATAATCGACATATCCACTCCAAAGCGGATAAAGCTCTGCATACTCAAGTACCTCCGCGTCCGTCGTGACCTTTGTCAACACGCCGTTGATTTTGTCGCGATAAGCCTTTGCCTCTGCGCGTGTCATGCGCTGTCACCTCCTGTGATTATTTCAAGTGCCTCGGAGTCAGATATCGGGTCATCGTCATTCTGCGGCTGCTCCGTCCACACCTGCGTTATTTCTGTTTCAGTCTCCGTCCACGAGTCGGTGTAATACTTGCCGTCGGACGGATATTCCGCCGTGATTATCGGCTTGTAGCCGTTGGCGAGGTATATTGACGGGTCGTTTGTAAACACGTCGCCGTCCGCCGTTTTTATCGGTCGCGGCGCTCCTCTGAGCTCGCCGTCTATAAGTTTTCCGTACATCATTTAATCACCCCCATGTGAAGCTGCCCGCGCCCTGATTATAGAGCGCCGTTTTGCCTATAAGATCATAAAGGCACGGCACACCGTTTGCATCGAGACACGGGACAAGCTGCTGTGCATCGCCGTCGGTGTAGCCATATAACCGCATAACAGCCTTATTGCCCGACCAGTTGTTGTTGCCGACGTCAAATATCAATCCGTTTGTCGGCGTCTCGAAGTCGGCGACATCGCTCCAAGATTTTTTTAAAATATCATTGACCCACACGCCGGCTTTGTTCATTCGGATTTTTGTTCGTTCCAATGATGAAGCCGCCGTAAAACGGTGCTTTTGATACTCGGAAAAGTCGCCAGAGAAAACAATCGGATTTTTGTTTTGAAACAGCGTAAGATTATTTTTCAACGCACTCTGGCGCGACCCGAATATGCCCGCGTCCCTGTTTATTTCACCGACTATGCTGAAATCTATGGTGATATCAGAATCCTGCGTCAGCTTGCGCCCGGTGTCGATGTACTGAGTGCCCGACGACTGGATATATTCGACTGCGGTATAGCCCTCTGGCAGACCTTCGATATGCCGCGCGGCACGCGAAAAGAATTTTCTTCGTCCTATCAAGTGCCGTCACCGACCTTCTGCGCCGCCAAAATTTTGTCTTTGAAACTCAGCTCCCAGGTTTCGCCGTTTTTAAAATCCGGCGCAGTGCCGATATATCCGGTGCCCGCGGGCAGAGTGACCGTTATATCGCCGCTTGCCGCGAAGCTCAGGCGCATCCAAGATTCGAAATCACCTACCGGATAGCTTAGCTTTAAGGTCGTGACATCTGTAAGACGGTACTCGGTATTGTCAGCAAGGGTTATATATGGACCCTCAGAGATTTTTTGAGCGATTATGGGTTTGTTATTATAATAAAGAACTCCATTAGAGTCGGAAAGACCAACAAGTACGGACTTATTACTATGCTCGTGGGCTTTCTCAACCGCAGGATAAACCAAACTGTTAAGAATTGTCTGTAAACTTAATGATTGTGCAGAGCTGTCGGCAGATATCTTGGCTTTAATACTGTCTGCTTCAAGTGGTTCCACATAGCAATCCCACGTATCTGTGTTATCGACATATACATAAAAGACCGCATTGGCAAAAACTAAGAACTCATAATCGGTTTCTGTGGCAATCCCGAGAGGAATTAAAAATGTGTTATTCTCATTCGTAACCGTGAAAGCAATCAAAACTTGCTTGCCCGCCTTATAAGCTGCATCTATTTGCTCGTAGGTCTTATTGTGGGAAGTAATTGTATATCCATCTGCCCCGCTTTGCGCCTGCACATTAACAATAAAAAGTTCCGACTCTGTTGAACCTCCGCCACCTATAACCTGACCATCATAGGTCGGCTCGCCGTCTGACTCCGCAAATTTATCAAGCACCGCCTTGTTATCATGGTCGTGCCGTGCGGCAGTGTTAAGCGCGATTTCGGCGGCGAGGCTGTGACCCAACCGCTCTGTGCCGTCCGGGATTGACACCTTTGCAGTGCCCGTTATCACAGGCGAATAGCCGACTATCTCGCCCGCTCCGAATGCGACGAGCTGCGCTGCCATGTTGCCCGGCTCGGGCACAACATCGCTTGTAATTTTGACAGTAACATAGCCGTCCGCAGGAGTCAGCGGCTCGGTTTGCAAATGCTCGCCGACCGTCGACTCAAAGTAGACACGATAGCTATCTGCGTCTTTAAGTTCGGCGGGCACCGGCAAGGCAAGCACGGTAAAGTTGTTTTCGGCGCGATAGCCTACGTCGTAGCCACGCGGGCGGCTGTATTCGACTTTTATCACTCGTTCCTGCATCTTCTTTCGCCTCCTCTTTTGCGGGCTCTGTCGCCTGTTTTTCGCAGTCTGTAAGCATTTCGGATAAAAGGTCAAGCTTGCCGATAATCTTAGCAATCTCGACTTTGTTGACCTCTATCTGCTGCATCAGCTGCGCGTTATGTTTTTGCAAGGCGTCGCCCTGCGCTTTGACTTCTGCGATTTTCTGTTCGATTTCTGATTTTGTCATTTTTTCACCGCCTATTTATCTTCGTCTGCAAATTTCAAGCGTCTGCCGTTAAAATACAAAAAGTCGCCATTTGCCGTAAGTGTCCTACTGTATGTCGTGTTGTCCTGATTGCTTGTCTGAAATGTTAGACGCATAATATTATCAGCCTCTGTCCACGCATAAAGCCCCGCCCAGAGCTTGCCGGAGGTCTCGCCCCTTATTTCCAAACCCGCTCCCGGTGTCTTTTCGGCGTTCATTTTTGCAATACCAACGCCAAGTTTAAAATTTGTTCCGCCGACGGGTCTGTGGTGTATCAGGCTTTCAAACTGGTCATCTTTTGCCTCGTTTGTCTCGACACATTGTCTGATTCTCGTTCTGCTTTTTTCGATAATCGCGAAATCAGTGTCCCAGTTGTACGCCAAACCGCCGACGGCAGGCTTCGCCGCAGACGCGTTCGCGGTTGACGTGCCAAATCTAAAGCCTCGCGAAGATTGCTCATTGAGTGTAAACTCCGGCGCAGCTATAGTCGCATACCAGTCGCCGCCGAGTGCGGTTTTATACAGCATTGAGCTGCCAAAGGTCAGATATTTTTTTCCTGTTCCGGTTCCTGTGCCCGCGCCTTGATAGAGGTCAAGCACGCCGCCTGACAAGTCGGCTTTATAGCCGTCGTTGTTTAAGACGGACAGCTGACCGCCGTCAAGGTTTATGTCGCCGCCGGTGATGTTGATGTCGGAAGCTTCGATGTGCCCGGATTCGAGGTTAAAAGAAAATCCGTTTGTTCCGCCTGTGATGATACCCGTCGTTATAGCCGTTGCGTTTATGCCCGCTCCGGTCATGGCGTTGGTGTAGGTCTTGCCGCCGTCTGTGGTGCAGCCTATACCGCCGTAGGTGCATTTAACGCCCCGCAAGCCGTCTGTCGCGAAACATTCCCATCCGTCCGGGTTTCCGTCCTTGTCGAGGTCGAGAATGCGGTAATATCCGCCGTTTGCCCCGTTTATAGCGTCTGTGGCGGCTTTTATTGCCGCTTCCATCGAGTTTTTAACCTTACTGAGTTCAAGCTTTACGGACGCGCTGACAGAGTCGAAAGACATCTCCGTTGTGTCGAGATTGGGAGATGTGATTGTGGACTGCAAGCCGCCGGAGAGGTCTAACTCCTGCTGTGCTACATAGACGGTATATGACTTGTTGTTTTTGTCTTTGACGGTGATAATATCTCCGACCTCTACACACGGGTCACCGCGCCACGTGCAGGTTGACGGATACCATGTACGCCCGTTATACCGTGCATATATCGCGTCTATCTCGGCATGGGTAACAAGCGGATTTGCAAAAGACAGTGGAACTCCTGCGCCTTTCGTATAGACATCTTCATCCTCGCCCGCTGTGACCGCTTCTATTTTGACCGCGCTCTCTGCGGACTTTTTAAAGCCGTTTTCCCACTGGACATCTGCCGTCACGGTGTAGTCATAGGTACTGCCCGGACTAAAAAACCACGAGATATAAAGCTTTCCGACCGTGTTTACTCGTGCAGACATTCCCGCGCATCCGACGCAGTAGCCGAGCACATCTCGCTCGCTCTGCTCTGTCAGTTCTGCGGCTGTTGCAACGCCGATAACATGATTTTTCAAGGCAGTCTGTGCCGCCGTATCGACATATGTCACGCTCAAGCCGTGCATACTCGCGATATTCTCGACGACATCTTTCAGTGTCGTGGTGTCCGTCACGGAGATAGACGGCGTCCACTTGCCACCCATTTTGTCTATCTCATCATAGCCGATGACGGTCAAGGTCTTTCCGTCGTCGTCCGTCTCCGGCTTCTCCGTCGCAAAATATCCGCAAGGCGTATAATAATATGTTCCGTCCGCCAGAAGCACACCGCTTTCGATAAATGCTATCTTGTCGCGGTAGTTATAGGTGGGTGACGGATTATTAAAAGTTGCGGAATAGGAGCTTGAACCCACACTTCCGACCGTTGCGTCCTCGTCTCCGTTGAGAACCTGTGTCACGCTCAAGCTCAGTAAGCCGTCCGTTACGACGACCTTATCCGAGACAAAAGAGCGAATCCCGAGAGTCGTCACATAATGTCCGAATGTTATCCGGTTGATTATGTGACGAGTCCGCTTGGCATAAGCAGTTCTTACCGCTGCGCGTTTTGTCGCGTTGATTATCTTATACACTGCCCGTGCCCCCTTACATCTCGGTCAAATTGAAGCTGACCTCTTTATAAGTCCAAAGAGTCTCGCTGTATATCTGCTCTATATCTGCTTCGAGCGTCGAGCAGTAGAATGTCTTTGTGCCGAATGTGCCCGTTTTCGGGTTCGGCAACCAACAGTCGAAACTGTCGGCAAGGATAATGTCCGCGATTTCTGCATACTGCGTGTTATTCAATCCGCTCGGCATCGTGGCGGTGTATTTGTTCTTTCCCGTCACGATATCGCGGAACATTGTTCCCGTGTTGTTGTCACGCCCGCTTTTGCTGCTGTCGATGATATTTATTCCGGGTTTCAAGCCCATCGGCGTGGGAAGTGTTTTCCATGTCGATGTACCCGTTTTTTTGATTTTCATCACGGCTATACTCATACGCTCACCCCCGCGAGCGGCGTTTTGCCAGTTCTTCTAACAACGCCGTTATGGTATTCAATTACCGATTGCCCGACGACCTTTCCGTCGAGCGTGGTATAAATTGAAATTGATATCGGGCGTGAGTTATCTCCGCTGAGTTCGTTCATGACCTCGCGAACCGCCTGTTTCATCGTCGACAAAGGCGAAACAACTTCGGGCTCGCGCTTGTTATCGCCGAGTATGGCAGTGTATTCGCCGTAGTTTCTCGGGACAACTGTACCTGTTGCAAGGCGAGGTATGCTGACGGTAGGCAGATTGAAGCCAAACTTCTTGCCGCCTATTCCGGGCACCCAATCGGGAATATTCCACGAGATTCTATTTGCTTTATTGACAACGGTATTAATACACCGCTCAACGAGCGATATAATACCGTTAAGTCTGTCGCGCCCTGCGTTTTTGACCGTATCCCACATTCTCGCCGCACCAGAGGTTATTTTATTCCAAAGATTTGATGCACTACTCGCTATGCGCGATACTAAATTCTGTGCGCCGTTGAACACAGCGTTTTTGAAGTCGGCGCACTTTCCTCGGATATTATTGAATTTCTCCTGCCAGTACTCTCTTGTAAAGAATTTTGCAAGGTTAGAAATCCACCAATCTTTCACGTTTGCGCCAAACTCTTTTATCTTATTTATAACGTTGTCTTTGAACTCGGAGATTTTCGCGAAAGCCACATCAAAAGCGCCAGATGCACTTCCATAAGCCAGTCCTACGCCGAGCATAGTCAGTCCAGCTAAAATAAGTTTTGGGTCAAACCCGAGGTAACAGCCTAAGACTATTAAGACAACGCCTAAAATCATAGACCCCCATGTGATTATCTGATTAACCCATGTTGGCGTACTCGAAAACGCACCCGTGTTCTGTCCGACTTTTATTCCCGCCGCAAAGAGTGCTATACCGAGAATAATCGCGGGGATATTAACCGTCGCTATGCCTACCATAAGTAGTGCAACGCCGAGCAACATCGACCCATAAGCCGCTATTTTCGCCATGTTTCCGTCGAGGTCGTCGAGATTGGTGTTGAATGCGGGCACAGACGACGCATCTGTGGCGCCTGAACTGCTTGAGCTGTTATCACTGAGCTGATTCAGCTCGTCGAAACTCGCAAGGCTTCGAGAAGCTTTTTCCGCCGCCTTGCCGACCTTGCTTGTCGCTGTTGCTTGCTTATTAAGTGCCTTTGCGTTTTTCTGCATCTGTGATACAGATTTGCCGAAAAGCGCGGCGGTAAACGATGCGAGAAAAGCCGACGCTTGTTCGAGCGCGTGCAGTAACGCTTTAATCGCAGGCAATGCAAACTCGTGTATCGGCTGAAACGCCGTCAAGAGATTGCCTTTTATGTTGGCAAGAGAGGTCTGTATCTGCTTGTCCGACGAGGTCATAGAGGTGAGCAGCTCTTTAAGCTTTCTGAGTGCCTTTGTTATGACCGTAAAAATGAAAACTCGCTTTGCAAGACCGCCTATACGCTTGACGAATTTACCAAGACCGACAGTAGCTCCAGTCAAGCTCTTTTTAAATCCCGCAGGTGCTTTTGCGCTCAGGGCTTCCCGGAGCTTTGTTTTCGCAATATCGGCTTTACTTCTGAGTCCGTCGAGCTTTTTCTCTGCATCTACGATAGCCGCTTCGGACGAGGCAAGCTGAGCGGAACGGTCGGTCTGGTGCTTCGCTTCGGCTTTACTTTCAATCTTTTCGATTTTTTCAAGGACTTTGTCATATTCCGCCTGCAAGCTGTGGACTTTGTCAACCCACTCGCCGGATTTGCCGTCAGCTCCGGCAACGCCATGTTCCCACTGCTTGTCATATTCGGCGACTTGCTGTTTTGCTTCGGCGATTTTCGCTTTGAGCGTTTCCGCCTGTTCTATCAGCGGTTTTGCGGCTTCCGGCTCGATATATCCGTCGTCAGATTTGAGATTTTCATATTCCGTGCGCAGTCTTTCGACTTCGGCTATCTGCTTTTCGACTTTGGCATTTGCTTCATCGACATTGTTCTGCAACCGTTTCATCTTCGCCGACGACTGGTCGACTTCCTTGCCGCTGAACGCCTGTTTGACGCGCTGATACATACGTGACACCGATTTATTCACCATGTCCGTCGCTTTATTCACGCCGTCCGTGTCAAATTTTGTGTCAAATTTGAGAGAGCCGTCAACCATTCAATCACCCCCCGCTATCCTAAAAGTTTATTGAGCGCGTCACGTTCTGCCTGTTCCTGTGCCGAGTATTTGCGCTCAATGTCTATCATCTTTTTGTGTTCTTTGTAAAATTCCTGCTCCCACTTGTCGAGCCTCTTGTGTCTGTTCTTCTTTTCGCGGATAGAACGGACTGTCGAGAAAAGGCACTCGCCAATCTCTGCGAAATAGCCGAGAAATGTCCACCAATGCATATAGGGCACGGCGCGGACTTCCTGCCCGGCGGTCTTGTTTACTGCGGAAAAAATCATCTTTTCGTCCTGAGACCATGACATGACCTTTTTCTGTCGCTGTTGACCTGCTTCTTTATAGTCCTCACCGCCATCAAGAAACCATGACGCTTTTTCAATCGCCTCGTTGCAGGCTTCTCTCGGTATCGAGTCCGGCTCTTTATATAAACAGTCCAGCATAACCGCCATTTTGTCATACTCATTGAGTTCCGGGTCGTCAAACGCCTCGAAAATGACAAGCGCAACGCGATAATCGGAGCAGATAGAATATTCTTTGCCTGCCACTTCGAGCGTGGTCGGAAGATAGCCTATCATAAGCTATTTTTAAACCTCGCGGCTTCGGCTTCGTACTTTTTGATACGGGCTTCGGCTTTCTTCTGCTCGGATTTTATGTCAGTTTCTATAATCGGAAGAACTGCATTGAAAACGCGCTCAAAAAGCGGAACGCCGCCGCGAGTTGAAAGCGGCGAAGCTGTGCCGAACAGAACGCCGGACACCTCGGAGTTGAAAATATAGTCGAACTGACCGCAGATAAACTTGCCGAGGTCGCGGATTCCGTCAGCTGCCGTCTCATCGTCAAGGTCTGCGGAACCGTCGCTCTTTATCTTGACGTTCTCATATTTCTTCATTTCTTCGTTTATATTGTTTTTAGCGTTCCGCAGACGCTCTATAAGTCCGTAGTCGGCGGTATCTATACGGACAATTCTCTGCGGGTCGCCGTTAATTTCGTAGCTTTTAAAGCCGTCGTCAAAGTTTATACTCTGTCGCTGCTGTGCCATGTTTTACCTCCTAAAAAGGGAGAGAGGCTGCCGAAGCAGCCCCCCTTTTTTGATTACTTGGACGAATCTGCGGTAAACGTTTTTGTTGCCGCATCAAAAGTTCCCTTTGTGCGTCCGCCGTTGTAGTGGATTTCAAAGGGAATCTGAACGCCGTCTTCGCCGCCTATCGACTGCGGAATGATAATAGCGTTCTCGCGATACGCCCACTCACACGAGCCGTCGGTCTTGAACAGCGCGTCAACGACAGTTGTTTCAAGAGCCGAGCCAGTCGCACGGTCGTTGATTATGGACGCAAGGTGCTCATAGAGCGGGTCGCCGCTATAAGCATAATAAGGGTCAACAGAGCCCTGCGGCTCGTAGCCCTTGACATTGGTCGAGTTCTCGCCGAGTATGTTCTTTTTGGTCTCCGAGTCCGGATTCATCTCAATCGCATACTCTTCAAGGTCTTTGCCCAAACGGACATAGTTTGCAGCTGTGCCATTAAACGACGAATCGATGTAGTGTGCAAGATATTTGCGCTCTATCTTTGCGTTTGCCGTATTAGTAGTAGCAGATTCAGGCATTAAAACTCCTCACTTTCTATGGTATATTCGGCGTAAATTTGCAGCTGATATGTCACGCCGTCATTGACATTGCCTGTTGGCACTGCAAAAAGCATTGCATTAGCGCAGCTCATCTTCGTTATCTCGCCGGACAGCTCTTTGCCGTCAACGATAGATGTCACCGCGATATGTTTCTGCTTCTCGAGCCAATAGTTCAGCTCCAACAAAAAAGCACTGTGCGCCAGTCGGTCAAACTCATTAAACGGTCTGCCGTTGGCGTACAGTACAAAGCTGTGTTTGCGTTTCTCATTGCCTAAAATATCTTTTCCGACAAGCGCATCGCCCGAAGAATAGAGTCCGAAGTCCCCGCTCTTGTTTTCGGAAAAATCGACATGCAAGCCGTTACAAAAGTCGTCTATTTTAGGACACTGAGAGAGTGTTTTTTTTACGGTTTCGATTATGTTCATCTGTTCGCCGCCTCCTGAGCGTCTTTGAGTATGTCGTCGGCTCTGTCGGCTTTCATACGCTCAAACCAGTGCGAACCTGCGAGCGGATTTTTTGTGGTATCGTATGTCAGCGATCTCCCCGTCGGGGCTTTACTCGGCGGTGACCACCAACCCACAATCTCACCGTTTTCCTTAACCGGGACGTTCGGACCGTAAATTTCACCAATATATTGATAGTGCGCATACGGGCCCAACTGTCGAATTTCGCCAGTGCCTATGACAGTAGGGATGGTCAATGCCTTCGTCGCCAAAAAGCCGGACTGATACGGGATATACGGCGTCATAAACTTAATAACATCGGAGTCGATAACGCACTGGATTCTATACGCACGCTGAACCATGTTTTTGGCAAAGTGCGGATTCCAGTGAATTTTAACATTTATCGTTCCGGTATAATCCATATCGTCCGGCTGGTTTATCTTTGGCAGATTTTTCACGCCATCACCTCACATCAAGCTCAGTGTGTCGCATTTCTGCCGAGCCATAATCGCATACCCGGCAAGCCATGACCGTGTGGACATCATACCCGGCAAAAAGCTTTTTCACGCTCGCGCTCTGAGTCTCTTCGGTTGAATTATCAATCGTCAGAGGCACAGAGCCTTTGATTATAAGGTCTTTCTGCGGGGTGAGCTGCAAGAGCAACGGCAGAAAAACCGTCACCGTGTCGCTCTCGGTCTTGCCGTTTTTGCCCGTCGAGGCGGTTGACTTCATATCCCAAAAAACGCGCGGCAGGAATATCCGCTCGTATTTGCCCCCTATAAGGCGGTACACGGTTGCTTTTGTGTTGGTATACATCTTTACCCCCTGTAAAGTAAACCCGTGTCACCGAGCCACAGATGCAGAATACGGCTATATTCCTGCTGGCTCTCGCGGTGTCTGTCGGTTGCCGATGCATAAGATACGGAGTAGCTGCCAACGCTCTCGGAGGTCTTACCGCTCTGACAGTCCGCGCTATGTTCCGACTTTAGGCATTCGGCGAGCTCGCAGCAACAAGACTTAATCGCTTCCGTCACTTCTTCAATTCGGCTGAATGTGTGCCGCTCAATAACCTTGGAGGCTCTGACGGCGAAAAAGTCGAAGTCGTCCTTGCTCATAGCGTCCTCGCCATGGAGATAGTCATTGAGATAGTAGTCGTAGTCTGCATACTGTGTCATCGTTGGTCACTCCTCGCTTTCGTCCGAATGCTTTTCTTTCATGTGCTTCTGTAGCGCAGTTCCAGATTTGTATTTCTTCCCACACTCAGAGCAGCAAAAGGTCTGTTCCTCGGTCTCTGCGGAGGTCTGTTCCTCGGTCTCTGCGGAGGTCTGTTCCTCGGTCTCCGGGAAAATCAGTCCAACTATTTTCATACTCACTCACCTCAAGCCTTGTGATGCAGGTAAATACCGGCGACCTTGTTATCGTATGCATCGGCGATGCCGACATTGCGATAACCGTACATCCATGCGTCCGCCGTCTGATTCTGTTCGGGTGAAATTATCTTCGGGGCGACATGCTTCTGGAACTGAATGACTGCCGGCTTGTGAACAATCATAAAGTTGATGTCTTTTGCGGAAGTCGCCTTGTCGTAGCCACCTGCGGTCTCGTCCGTGGTTGTCGTGCTCGGGCTCTCTCCGGTCGTGATAATCTTGCCGGACTTCTGGTTGATTGCGGTATAAAACCTTGTCTGCGGGACATCGACGATTTTAACGAATCTTTCAAATACCTCGCGGCTCTTGGTAGTGTCCATATCCTGCACAAGACCATGCAGCGTGGGCGTGATGTAAAGATATCTCTGATCGGTCGGAACCTCATCCTCGTCCATCTTTGTTATAGCCGCTCGAAGCGCTGCAATTACGGCGGCGCCATCAGAAAGCGACGCGCCCGCCGAAACTTTGGATATGCCAGTAATGCCGGAATATGTTGCAAAACGGAATGCATCAAGTTCCGGAACAACCTTTGTTCGGATGAATTCTCCTGCGAGTCTGCCAAACGCGATATAAGCACTCTCCTGATTATCAAGCGCATCGACAGTGAAAAGCCTACCTCTGTCAAAATTGCATTTGACCGTCTCATTTGTCAGCGTTACATCGCCGGCAACATATCCGCCGTTACGCGAATAATCGCCAAGCCCGCTCATGCTGAGTTTGGGGATTATAAGTTCATTCGCATTTGCGCCCTGCCTGACGAGCTCAGAAGCACCATCAAGATCCGAGGTAAGAGATGCGAGCTTATAAGCCTCGTCAAGCATTTTCACAAACTGTTTGACAAGTGTAATACTGTTTGCCATTTAAAAAGTCCTCCTTATTCGACTTTCAGCCCCATTGCGGATCTTATTGCCGCTTCCTGGGAGCTGTATTTTGTTGACAGGGAGTTTCCCCCTGTGCCTGCCGCATATGGCGGAGGCGTTTCTTCGTCCTCAAAAAGATAGCCGCTTTTCTCTTTGAGTTCTTCAAGCGCAGTCTTTATATCTGCCGCCTGATTTTTACTTGCCTTGAGCGCGTCGATGTCAAGCATTGCTTTAACAGCTTTTGCTTCTCGGCCTTTCATGCTGGCTATAGCACCATCGAGAATGTTACCAAACTCGAGATCCGCAAGCTGCTGCTCATAATTGGTTTTCTGAGTGTTCAGCTCGTTTGTCAGCGTGCTAATCTTTCCCTTCAGCTCGCCAACATCTACGTCCTTAAGGTCCTTCAGCGCATTTTGTGCGGCTTCGAGCTGCGTCTTATACCCGTCACGCGCCGATACCACTTTACTGTGTTCAGCGACGGTTTTATAATTTTCCGCAAACTCTTTTTCAAAATCCGCTTTTCTTTCCTCGTCAACGGTAATTCCGTATTTTTCGAGGATGGTGTGAATGTTTTCCATAAAAAATCCTCCTAACATGGCTTATATACCGCTCTGTCTGCGGTAAGAATTAAGCCGCATAAACCTGCGGCGGGGTGATATAAAAACAGCGTCTTGCAGTTGACTGCAAAACGCTGTAATTATTAAATTATAGGCATGGTGACACCGCCTCGCTTTCGCTTGTCGGTCAATAAAATATTATGCCTTCCTTCTGTGATATTTCATATATTTCTTTCCAGTACTCATATGACTCTACTGCTTCCGGTGGTGCTTTGTCCGTAAGGTGAGGAAAATCATTTTCATCAAAGTAATACCATTCAGGATTTCTTTGAAAAAATGTCATTTTTTCTACATGTTCCGACATTATTGTATTAATCCTACCTTTCTTAAAAATTTTTCGCAAAACCTTCTTGGTTTCTTACTATTATACCATTCAGAACAAGCTTCTGCAACTACCTCTTGATAGGCCGGGTTGGTAACGGTTGTAGCATAATGTGAAAGTTCTTTTTCAAGTGCCAAGTTCAGTCTCTGTACGCTCATATGCTCGGAATAGCCACATTCAAATAGCACTTCCCCAATATCCTTTTTATAGTTTTTTGCACCTCCCGCCATTGCAATCGCATGTCCAAACTCATGGTAAAACAAACCGTTTGCATCGGTGCCTTCGGGAAAATGACCTCTTTTAACATCGTCGCTGTAGTCAGACATCAACGCATCCCAATTACCAAATTTGTTTTTGTTAAAATGTATCTCACGTTTATCAGGTAAGAAATACCCGTAAACATCTCTATTTTTTATTCGACTCAACACAACTTTCATTCCATTTGTTTCTTCTGGATATATTTCTGCCATTCTCATACTCGCCGCACTTATCTTTTCCAGAACTCGAGTATCGCCGGTAAAATTATCCACTCCTGACACCTCAAAACCTGCAGCGTGCATCTGTGCTTTGTATAGCTCTATTTTTGCAATCTGATCTCCACCTATTGATGAGGCTTTAGTCCCCTGCTTATAACTAAATCCGGAAGTGTGCAGACGATCCGTTTGCATTCGCAGCCCCGCCGCTTTTGAAAATCGGGCATATTCCTGATTAAGCCGAGTATATTTGATGCGTGAAACTTTGAGTTTATCTTCGTCGCCCGCTCCCTCGAGCACAGATATTTTTCGTTTACATTTTCGTATGGCAGTTTCAAGGCGTCTTTGCATTTGCGTAGCTTCATACATCGTATAATGCTTACCTTGATATGTTATACCATCGGCATTTGACTTCTTAAAGGCTTCAAGCTCGGCATCCGTGTATGTAGGTTTTGTAACGCCATAAAATATCGGAAAAGCCGCATGACCGCAATTTAGTGTTCCAATGCGGCGAACAAGGCTATCATTGAGTTCTCGATACTCTTCATCTCGGTATTGCTTTCCTTGTATTGGTTCATGGTCCGGCGCACTCGCCGCGTGAGCAGATATTTCCCATCCGTCCGCGCCATATCGTTCATGGTTTGATTCGCTTATTTTTTCTTGCATAAGACCGAGACCGCCCATGATGTTACGCCGAACGGCCGTTTCTATTGACGCGTGCTTTCCGCTTTCATAGTCTATTGTGACAAGTCCTTTATCATACAAATTCTTGCATGCGCCTCTGACCGCAGTTTTGTAGTCTGTCGCGCCGGAAGAAACGAGTAAGAAGACATAATCGCAGCAGGAATTATATGCGTTATATAGCGGCAATGCGTTCCCGTATGGGTCTATCATTCCGATAGTCTGCGTAAGATTTGAAAAATTGTCTTTTGCAAGCTCAGCCGCAGTGACCACAAGTTGACGCAGGCTTAAATTCTTCTCGAACGGCACTGCCTCTGTGGTCGGAAGCTTCGACAGGTCAAAATCATAGCCCTCCCTTGCCGACTCCCGAAACAAAGTATCTATCTCAGACTCGGTCGCCTTATACATTTTTGCAAGTTCTTTTTTTATCTCACGCCGGCTCATCCCGAGTTGTTGTGTTTTCCAAATCTGATAGCCCGCTGTCGATGTGATTTTTCCCGCTTCGGCAATTCTTCTCGCAATATCGCGCAAAAGAAACTGAATAATTGGATCCATTATTCGACCGGAGATCACACTCAGTTGGTCTATTTTCGCTGGCAGCAGCATTTATTCTTCCCTCGTCATGCTTTCGATTTCCGGCATATATTGCCTGCGTATTTCCTCTATATCATGTTCGGTCTCATGAGGTAATTCAAAATACCACGCGACAGCAATCTCCGGCTTTATAAGCCCCATTTGCACCATACTGCAGTATTCGTTCCATGTCTTATCACGATTGTACAATACGCCATCACCAAAATCGATGATAACATCTTCATCATTTACCTTTGTAGCTCCAGGCATTTTATATATTCTCGCAAGCTCAGAACACAATTGAACCGCATCACGAACCGCCCGCTCCCAGACTTCCTGCAGATCTGTTATAGTTAGGTTATAGTCGCCGTCCGAAGAGGTTATTTCTGTCGCCGTTCTCTCGGCCATTTCAACATCAGACAGTATTCCGCGTTTGAAGCCGATAAGGCTCTCTATGTTTCGCAAATACTCTGTTTTTCTTGCAAGATAACTGCTCTCTCGGAGCTGCGGCGAGAATGTAGTTATTTTCTGCTCGTCGGGATCTTCGGCAAGACTTGTAAAAACATCATCTTCCAACCGTCTCACCCCGTTCGACCGACGGCGCATAAGGTCCTCCGGAACCATTATTCTAAGTCGACCAAGCTCAAACTCTTGGTCGAGAAGCTTTTCATTTCTGTTTATTCTCTGTATCAGCTTCGCGGCGGGTGCATATATAGCGACACTATCTGCAGATCCGTCAACGGTATTAAGCAACGGGGTTTTCAAATGAATCAGACCGAGTCCGCTCAGCGGCAATGCTATCACGGGCTGTAAATTTTCATACTTCTCAAGCGCATTTACCGGAATTTCTGTTCCAAGCATCTCCGGCGTCTCAGACTCATAAAGTTTTGATTCTATTATCAACATCTTTCCGGCGGTTCGCCGCTCAAGCAGAGTATAATATTTTCCTTTGGCAATTGTTATTTCAGCGGTTCCCACGCTTGTAAGTTCCTCGTTTTCATTTCGTGCGAGCGGCACAAAGCAATCCCGTCTAATTGGGACAAAAGTAAAGCCATCAGCAGTAGGTACCGGTTTTATGAGGCACTCCCCGGAAATAAGCATTTGTTGAAACGCCTTTTTATGAATAACATCCGTTCCTCGCAGAATGCAATTAGCAAACTCGTTTTTGCTTGATGCCTGATATTCCGAAAATGCGGTCTTTGTCAGTTTTTTAACGATCAGCACTGGCAGGCGCTGGCAATCATCCAGCTGCTTTTTGTCGTTTTCAAAATACATTTCAAGCCAAAGCTCTATAGCGTTTCTCATTTCATCGCTCGTGATGTCCTTCACACCGAAAGCATCCTCAAAGCTGTATATTTTATTTCGATTCATTAATGCCGATATAATACTCATCTGTCAACCCCCGCAGCATTTATGACTATCTTCTTGCCCGCTCGCACACCCCTCTCAAGGCCGTCAATATATGCCCGGAGTTCCCTGTTTTCCTGTTCAAGTGCGACAATTTTTTTTTGCATTCGCCCGCTCTCCTCAATCATATTTTCGCGTGCATATGCAGGCAGATATTTCTTACAAATCCACTTCTTAATCCTGGTCATATTGATCCTCTCTGTATCCCATCCACCGCAGTTCCCGGCGGAGTATCGTATAGCAAAAATAACGCATATCATCCATTGCATGGTCATATTCTTTTACAACCTTGTCAACGGTTGACTTTTCGTCCCATCGGTATAGGCCGAATTCCCTAAGAATATCTTCGCAACTTGAATTTATTTTTACAGCTCCGCTTTTTATCATTTCCGAGGTCACGCGGATTCCGTCGATAACATCATTTCGTGCTTTTCTGACCGAAAACTTACCGTGCTTGCGTATACACGCTATAAAGCTCGCTGCCGACGGGTCAACGACTATTTTCTCAATCTCATACCCGTTTGCCAGCTGCTCAATTTCAATATAATATTCCTCATCTGTCTTTTGCTTGCTCTTCTTTCTGCCGTCATAATAAAATTCCTTTATACGCGTCGCAGTTTTGCCGTGCAGGCACCAAAGGCCCGCAGAAAAGGGATTTTGTGTGCCATAGTCAATGGAAATAAAATACCGTCCTTTTTTAGGGACGGTATCATCAATTAAAGTCTTTACATCTACATCATACACTATGCCGTCGGCGGCAACCCATTGCCCCAAAATAAAGCGATTGTAGAAAACGCCTGTGTACATGCTCTTGTAGCGGTCAATAATTTCGGGCAATAGCGACGGGTTGTCCGTCAACTCAAAATGCAAATGATAGATTCGATGCTTTTCTGCCTTGCAAACCCATTCTTCATAAAACCAGTGCATTGGACTGTCAGGATTGCAGTTAAACCAAAATTTTGACCCAGCGACGGAACATCTTGCCAGTGCCTGCTCCACAAATGATCGCGGCATCAAGGCAACCTCATCGAGCAAAACTCCGCTGAGTGTCATGCCCTGAATCAGTGCCGCCGAGCTTTCATCCTTTCCGCCGAACACATAATAATAATTAACTCGCCTTTCTCCGTTTGTTTCTCGCGTAATCGTCAAGAGTTTGACCGATCTCGTGTATTTTAGATCATAATATGCTTTAACATCCGTCATGCCGAGCAACGGCATTATTATATTTCTCTCTGCCGACTGGACAGTTTTTCCGCAAATGGCAAAAGTATTTTCGCTGAAAAATCTCATTGACCAGTATACGAATGACGCAATCATACAAATTGTTTTTCCGGAGCGAATAGCCCCATCACATATAATACCGTCATATTTATCATTATCGCGATGACACCAGCGAAATATTTCTTTTTGCTTTGGCGACAATGTTGTTATTTTCATTTGTTGTCACTCTCCAGTGCTTCGTAAAGCTTTGACAAATCCCCTTGCTTTGCTGGCGTCGCCGCCTGTTTATTAGTTGCAAAACCCGCTCTGTCAAGAATATCTTTTGCCGCGGCAATCACGTCTCGATCATCAGCATACTTTTTCGTCAAAATACCGCCAAGTGCTTCTGCCGCATCGACGGCATGAAACAAAAACGCTTTTCGTAAATCTTCAGCAATCTTCTCTTCGCAAGAGTTTATATATGACTGGACATCTTCGCGTGCTAACAATTTGCTGGCCGTAACCGCTGCCGAACGCTCTTTGTAGCCTGCCGCAATGGCGGCATCTTTGCCCGCTCCACGTTTGCAATGCCTCTTTATGTATTCGTCTGCAAAAAGCCGCATGCGATCATTCACGCCACCACCTCCCGAAAAAGCTAACTTTGCACTTTGCCTTTATTCTGTCGCGCGCGTGAGTTGATTAGCTTTTTTTAGCTTTTTAGACTATCCTTTTCAGACTATTTTTCAATGTGGAGAAAAACGAGTTATAAAAATCGAACAGTTCCGCTGATTTCTCCAAGCGGAACTGCTCAACTTTTGGATTTTCGTTAAGATTTGAGGACGATTCGATAACAAACTTTCCGGCATCGGTATCGAAAAGCATCACCTTGGAATGGTTGTTGTGCATGCTCACGGTCCAACCGTTTGTTTGGAATATGTAGGTTATCTGTTCGAGATATCCATAACCGCGATTATGCTCGCAATTGTCTTTCATCGCACCGCCGACGAGCAAATCAACTTTGCCTAATCTGCCGTCGTTGTGCAGACCGTCAAGCATTTGCGCCTGCCGAACACCGATGCGCAGCGTTGACGCAAACAGACTCTTTATGCGCGTCTGACCGGCAATCCAAACGATAAAGGCAATCGAGCTGAACCCGCCGGATGTAATATACACAAAGCTTTCGCCTTCCGGAAGCTTTGGAGTCAGGTCTTCTATTATCGCGTTTTCACGCATAATGTTAAAACTCTGCCGCTTTTTGGGCTGAGTAAATACTTTGTGCTCCATTTTTTCACCATGAAAAAAGCAGCCTTTTAGGCTGCTCGTGTTATTTTTCTCTGTCGCCGAACTCATATCCTACTCTGCTCTTGGCAACAAGCAGCCACGTCGGATATGCGGCTTGAATCTCGCGCACATGCATGCGGTATGTCGGCGCGAAAAGAACATCTGCCATGTCTTTTGACGCTTCCGTTCTAAACGCTTCTGAAAATTTCGTGCTGAGACCTACCGTTCGAATTTTTTTGATAATCGAAGTATCCCGATCAATGAGCATGATCGTGAGGTTATAACCCTCGCCCTCTTCCGGCTTTGGAAGATTTGTCAATTTGCTAAGTTGAATAGCATACGGCATTTCCGCCCAGGCAAGCGTTCCGAGCTTGCAGAACAGAAAAAGTATATCGTCTATTCTTGCCAAGCGAATTTCACCGGGAGCACCGGGCTCGAAAGCCCGCATTTCTTCTTCGGTCGGTGAGCTGTAGTAATAAAAAATATTAAGTCCCGCTTCATCGACCTCAAACACAGTACAATCTTCGTTATATCCGTCAAGGATGTGTGTTTCCTCTCCGACCTTAAAAACATTCATTTCGTGATTCTCCCTCGTCTTTTTTTCGAGTATATCACAAAATCAAAGTTCTTTCAAGTTTTCACTGTCCAACAAAACGGACTGTAAAAGCGCACCTCTCGGCTCACAGAGAGGTGCGTCAAATGAAGGTGTTGGCGGCGCGCGGAGTCAAACCGCGCCTCCGGGGGATGGGAGCCCCGGAGATAACCGTATGCTGCCATATGTGCCGCCCGAGCTGCGTCTTTTCATCAGCCATCGTTTTACCGTCCGCAAACTTGTGCGCCCGATTCGTCCCGGAACGCCCGATGCTTAACTTCTCGCGCTTCCTCGCCCTCTTGGCGGCAGAAACTAAATGCATGAGAGTTTTGAACCTATGATGCTTTGAGTCGAACAAAACACCTTGGGGAATCGGACCTCGCCTACTCTCTGGACAGCCGCTGCCCATGTGCTTTTGTATAAAAGCCCTGCTATTAAACCCGCCGCAGGGCAAGGCGGGAAGAAAGGAGAAAAGAATTATGTGGAACTCTGTTTCAGCCGTTCGGCGATCCGGTTTTGAGCAACGCGATAATATCGCTCATCTTTCTCAAACCCGGTGTAATGCCGTCCGGTGTTGATGCAGGCGATAGCGGTTGTCCCGCTCCCCAGGCAATTGTCAAGCACAGTGTCGCCTGCGTTAGTGTATGTGCGGATGAGGTATTCAAACAGCGCGACCGGCTTTTGCGTCGGGTGCAAGCCCCGCTCGCAGTTGATTTGTAGCAGATTCCGAGGATATCCGGTCACATATCGCAGCGAATCTTTGCCGAGGGTGCTGTCTTTGTAAATGCCATCCGTTTCGCGCTTGCCTTTTACGGCTATAGGCCTCTCAAGGTGCTTGATGCCTTGCGGATTGTATGTCGGCGCTTTTTTGTAAAAAACACAAACATCCTCGATGCAGCGCATCGGCTGATATTTTGCAAAGGTAAATCCGGTCGGCATATTTTTCTGCCAATACCAGCAGTAGCGGAAAAATCGGCGGCAGCTGTTAATGACGTCGGTCGTAAACGGCTGTGCGGCCGTAAGCACCACAGCGCCGTTGTCTTTCAGAATCCGCCAATACTGCGACCACAAAAGGCCAAAGTCCAGCGCGTTATCCCACGCGCAGTCCGTCATGCCGTATGGCAGATCGCAAAGAATCATGTCAATGCTGTTGTCAGGATAGATTTTCATCCCGGCGAGACCGTCGCCGAGAAATATCTTGTCTAAGTACTCCAAGTTACACTTCCTCCAGTGATTCAAAAAATCCGGAATTCCGCGCTTTTCGCTTATCAGAGTACTCTACACTACCCATTATAGGCGCAAGTTGGTCCCCTTTGTGCACTCTTTTATTTTTGCTCGCGGTCGAGGATGCAAAAGAATTTGTGGCGGAGATTATAAAACTGCCTGCGCCCGCTCGGCACCGGCATATATTCATACGGCGTCCCCTGCGTGACGTTCTTGAGCAACGGTGTTATCAGTCCGACATCAGAGCCGCAGGCAAGCTTCACGCACCGCTCAATTAGCGCGACATCTTTCTTTTCCCGCTCCCGGCTTTCTGCCCTTTTTGCCGTCGGATCAGAGCAGCCCGAAGCGGACGGCATCCCGGATGGAGCCGCCGCCGATAAAGCATATGTATCTTTTGCCCGCTCCTTTTTTCGTGGATACTGCAGGCAGAAATATTTCAGCTCCCGATACCGCTCGCGGGGAATGTCATATTTTTTCGGCAAATCCTTATCTCTCGGCATTATCCGTTACCTCCTAATAGCTCGGGGTTATCATAGATATTGCCAATAACCTCAAACTCTTCCGAATCATAGTAAAATGCTGTAAATTTCATGCCCGCTCGCCCGATAAAACTTGCGAGACCGTTTTCATAGTCAATTTGATAAATGCACATTTTGCCGAACCAAAATCTCTTTACTATATCGCCCTCAAAAATCTTTGTGCCGTTTTTATCTTTAAGACCTGTGTACTGCCCTATCGTTTCAGGTATTACCGTCCTTTTGCTATTATCGGTACAAATCTGCCAGTCGCTGTCATAACAGCGAATAGGCACACCGAAATACCACATACCATCATTATATTTTTTATCGCCTTTGCCACGGAAAAGTATCTCACGCATTGTTTTTACCTCCGTCCATTTTTGCGCCGCAGTGCGGGCAATAAAAAAACTCACGGTCTATTGGTGTTTCTCTTCCAGTCGCGATGTCTATACTGTGATGACATTCAGAACAATAATAATTACCATCGTCAGGGTTGTTGTACATCTTAATCCATTCGCCATGTTTAATCTCTTGTACATCAGCGGCAGGAGCTTCTTTTAAAATTTTAACAGCGGCATTCCAGCCGTCCGCATAACCCTTGTTCTCAAAAATATCTCGGTTACACAAGCCTATCCCGAGTGCAGCACGATCAATATAATCACTCATTTTGTTTTCCTCCTCTTCGTCGCGAAACTTGACACATTTACAAGGCTTTAAAAAGCTGACATCCGTCAGCAGTTTTTCCTTTTTCTCGGTCGATTCGGCGGCTCGTCTTCGGGCTCCTTTATGTATTTAAAGCACATATATCCGAATCTGTTTTGTATGCACTCGACAAGGCGATAGCCTTTCGGGGCGATTGGCGGGCTGTCCGGGCTGTAGCTCCGGAGCGCGACCTTTGCGTCCTCGCTGGTCGGCTGCTGCATGTTGCGGGTTGATAAATATCTATGTTTAGTGCCCTGTTCGGGCGTCCAATGGTCAAATAAGTAATTGGCAAGACCGGTGTAATCACAACCGTGGTCCATACCGTTATAATAGTTGTGCTTGCGCAGGTGCTCTATCTGCACGATATCGCCATAGATCCACTGCGCTTTAATGATCTCTTCCGGCACGCCGTCGGAGACCATATGAAAATGTATTCTTTTCGTGTTTCTGCCGCGTCCCATGTAAAGGTTGATTTTTGCTTTGGGACACGCGTATTGCAGTCTGCGTTTATATAAGGTACGCAACCGGCGCGCTTCGCCCCAGTCGTGTACTTCGTGGTCATTATCAAAGGTAAGAGTGGAATAAAGGGAAGTCGGCGAGAAATTCTCGTTGAAAACTCGCGCGTGCTTCCGTCTTGCTATCATCAGATTGTGGCGCTCGCGCTCCTCGTCCGTGCGGAGCACCGGCTTGTATTGCGCTTTTGCTACGTTAGCGGTGCGGTCAGAAACCGTGTAGACTTCCTGCTCGCAAACCGCGCCGGAAAATATTCGTTTCTTAACTCGCACCGCTTTTCACATCCTCATTTCAGATTTTCGTATTTTATAGAACTCATTGTCGAAAGCTCATCGAGATATCCGACCGTCTTTTCCGTCAGCACCCGCGTCGTGCTTATCGGGATAATTGCCATCACGAAGAAGCCGGCTTTCGCCGCGAAGAACGCGCCTGACTCGGTCTGACGGTAGTACAGCTCAAACTCGTCCACATCAAGCGGCTCAAGATATTTTGATTCAACAAACTCTATCCCGGCCGAAGTCTTATATGGTATATAGTCATAAGAGCCTATCCGTAAGGATATCGGCAGCGGATCACAGCGCTCCTCTCCGTCAAACTCGTCCTTGACCATCTTCAAAAACGCTTCCGGCGGCTCGGCGGTGTACCGCTGCACGATTTTGTCCGCCTGCGTCGGCGTGATGTCAAAAGACGTCATGAGCGAGTCGATTGAAAACACCGGGCAGTCATTAAGATAGTAAGCGGCGAGACCGTCGCCGAGCATCTGGGTTGTCATGTCGTACAGCGAGATGCATTTATTTGCCTTGCACAGGCTTATGATTTTTTTGATTTTCATAAAAGCTCCTTTCTGCTTTGCAAAATTTGATATCTGCTTAAATCGATGTCATCCGCCCGCGTGTTCCAATCCTTTTTTGCCTCCTCGCGCTCGTCAACGCCCGTCAAAAGTCCACCGGCAGAATTGATTTGAAGCTCGAGCTTATAATTTTTCGGGGTGGAAGCTCCGCATTTTTGACACTTGATGCAGAACTCCCAGCCTCTAATCGCGCCTCTCGCGACGGTCGCTATTGTCACATAGCTTGCCGGTGCTCCGCAAAACGGGCACCTTCGCAATGGCTCTCTGGGCGACTCTAAATCAAACATCGTAAGCACCTCCGTTGCAGGCGTATTCTTTCAGCGCGGCGGTGGCTTGCGCCATAACGCTCTCGATGCACGCGCTCGACATGACTTCGCCGCCGTTATGCGCCGGGCAGACCTGGCATGCGCCCTCTTTGCCGGATCCGCAAATCTCCGCCGCTTCGATAAGCTGTTCAAGCGTCAGGGTTTTCATACTGGTCAACCTCCTTTGCCAGTCCGCATTTCAGCGGGCTGTTGTAACAAGGGTTCTTACAAGTGCCAATTTTCTGACACTGGAAACAGCAGTAATTCCCGCGACGGTGATCGCAGTTAAAATGTGTGCACATCAGGATTCCGGCTTTCTTTTTATTCATCGTCCGCCGCCTCCATTTCCTCGTTCCAGCAATCTTTACACGGTGCCGGACCCGCTCCGGCTACAGCGGAGTACTGGCAGCTTCCACCGTAGCAGTTGACGCGGCATATCCTCGGCACACCTTCTTTATCCGGCTTTGCTTTCGGAAACTTCTCAAAAAAGTCTCGCGCATAAGTTTTAAGCGGGTGCTCCATCGTCCACTTGCCGACTTCTTTGACAAACCTATGAAGTTCTTCTTTTGAAATGTCATAATTAATGTAGCAAAAGGAAGAGCACTTGCAGTCCACGCAACTCACTATCGTGCACATCCTTTGTACATCGGATAAAAATTCCATTATACACTTAACCGTCTCAATCTGCGCGCCGGGGTAATTGTAGCCGAGAAGAAAGTCGGTTGATACATTAAAAAACCTTGCAATGGTTGTTATCTGCGCTAAATTCGGGGCTCTCTTTCCAGCCACAATATACGAAATCGTATTATCCGTTACGCCGAGTTCTTTCGCGAGATCTTTCTGCTTCTTGTTTTGCTCTGCCAACAATGTGCCTATAGTCTGGCCTATTCTCTCTTTTATTTTTATATCCATACTCAACCCTCCTGCAGCAGCGCTCCGAGCTTCTGCATCGCTGCGCGAAGCTTGGCGGCTGTGGTCTCGTCGTCCATCGACGCGATAATGTCGCGCATGACATTGATATATTTCTGTATGCTGTCAAAGTAGACGCTGAATTTTGCGACCTCCGGCGAGGCGGTGAGCTTCGCGTCCTTTTCGACCTTTTCGAGCCGTCCAGTCAGCTCGCTCTTTTCTTTTTCGGCGGCGTCGAGCACCGCCTTGTATTTCTTCTCAAGCTCTTCGGAAACTGACTTCTTTGCTTCATCGCGTGCCCGCTCCACGGCCTCGGCGATCGCTTTCTCCTTGTCCTTTTTCGCCTTTGCGCGCTCTTTTTCGATCGCGTCGACGGTGTACTGTTTTATTTCTTCGGCGGTCGGCTCGCGCATGACCGTCGCGGCGGGCTTTTCGGACGCCGCTTTCAGCTCCTCGCGCAGGCGGCGGACGGTGTCGGAAAGGTCTTCGTGCTCCTGACTGCTTTTCGCGAGCTCGTCGCGCTCGGCAGTGATAAGCGTCAACTGCTCCTGCGCCTCGTGCAGCTTGCTGATGGTCTCTTTCAGTTCGCGGGTGGACATCTCCGCGACATCGTTGTTCTCCTCGACCTCCCTGCGTTCGTACCACGGCAAGGCGGCGAGCATTCCGAGCTTCGAGATGCCGAGACTTGCATTCGACTGCAAATATTTCTCGCCAAGCGACTCGAGAGCTTGTATATATGTATAGGCTTGTCGCTGCTTGATCCCGACATCCTGCTCGACATACTCCTCAAACGTCTCGTGCCCGAGTAAAAGATATTTGCGCTCGTCGCGCATCCTTTTAAGATTCTGGCAAAAGTCCACCATAGCGGACGCGGCAAGGTTGCCTTTTGCGATTATCTCATAGTGGAGATTTAGCGCCTCATTCTGTTCCTCGCTCAGGTTCCCGCTGAGTTCCATGCTTCTGATTACTTCGTTCATATGTTTCTCCTCTCTCACGCTGCCGCGTGACTCTTTTTCTTTTTATTTCTGATGTACCCGCTCCACGCGTCTACAAAGGCCTCGACCTCCGGGGTCTTGCCGCAGTTGTGCAAGCCACGGCACTGGACGATGCTCTCGGTCTTCGGGTTATATTCCAGAGTATAAAAAGGCTTGTCCGGCTCGCTTTTCTTTCTGATAAAAAAGATAACCGTCTGCCCGCTCAGGTGCTTTTGGGCATATGTCGCGACGCAGTGGTGCAGCGCGCTTCCCTCGTCGATTAGCTCGGCGTGACTTCGCGCCGGGCGAATCAACAGGCCGCCGCTTTCAAAATCAAAGTCCCGTTCGAGCTTTTTGAGCCGCTTCCCAAACTCTTCCTGCGTTCTGCGCGTCTCTTCAAGCTCCTTTTGGCGTCTTGCTTCCGCAAGGGCTTCGTTTGTGCGCCGGTGCGCCTGCGCGAGATCCGGCGGCAGGAGGATATCCTCGCGCTTGAGGTCAAGATTAAGCTTTTCGCAGTCGTTCCAATAGTCGCAGAGCGTGTAGATCATCTCCTTCTGCTTATCGAGATACTTAACCGCTTTTTTGAAAGGCAAATGCTTCTCGACGTTTTCGATACTTGTTAAACTATATGCGGCATATTTCCTCGCCTGCGCCGGAGTGATGCCGTACTTTTTGGCAAGCTGCGCATAAAGCACGGCATCGCGTGTTTTTTCGGGTAGTTCTCGCAACTCCTTTTTCGTCAGCCCGAGAGCCGCCGAAACGGTCTTTGCGCGTCGGTTGACAACTCCATTCGTCCACGAGTCATTGACCGCAAGCCTGATAAAGCCTTCTTTCACCAGTTTTTCTGTCAGCACCGGATATTTGACATATGTATCAAGCCAGCCGCAAGGATTTCCGCCGAAGTTTTCCATATATGCCGACATCTGCGCGTACTGCAAATTGGTGTTTTTAAAAGTCTCGTCATTAAAGCCATAATAATGGTTTTCGACATAATTTTTTTCGTCCGTATACCACGGCTGTCTTGAGCTTGGCTCCGGTATGGTCGCCATGCGCTCCCAGTCCAGCTCCCAGCCGTGGAACCCATACGACCACCTTTTCGTCCACACGGCGTCAACGCCGGTGTTGTAATAGACCCGATATTCCTCAAAAAAATTGGTCTTGACTGTTGTATAGTCCAGGCGGTAATCGCGCTCCACGAATCCCGCCCGGACGAGGATTCCGCCGTCCCGCAGTTTCGTGGCAAAAAGGATGTATTTTTGGTCATACATATATTTTCTGCCTCTGCCGCTGTCGTGGAACTCGACCGTACTTTTGCACGCCGGGCAAAAGCCTATGTCCTTGTGTTTGCAGTTGACATTTTGCACATCGGCGGCGCTGTATGTCCGGCCGAGCTCAAGCACCACATCCTTGTGGCAGTGCGTACAGTGTCCGTATCTGACGCCGTTTTCGCGGTGCGTGAAGAGATAGCGGCTCCCCAGCAGGACGCTGTCATCAATCCACTTCTCTACCTTTTTCGGCAGACCGTCGATCGACTTGGCAAAAGCCATTTTCCTCGCGTGCTGATACTGCTTGTCGGTGATTTTCTTTGCTTTCTGTCCCATGTCGCCACCTCACAGCAGATCCGCAAGGTCAAGGCTGATAATGTTGTCGGTCTTCGGCTCTTCGGTGATTCCGTAATATTCGCGGATCCAAGAGTAGACCGTTTCGTCTTCGACCATCGCGCAGCCGTTCTCGGCATGCTTTCTTGCTTTTCCTGCCACGGCTTTCACACAGTCCGCAAGGCTCTTTTTCCCATCCGCGACCTTGCCCGCGCTGATATCGTCGGTGATAAGGTCGTCAATTATGTATTGCGCAATCCGCTTTTGATTCGAGCCGCCCTTTTCGCTCTCGGCGTCGATTTTGGCTATTGCCTTTTTCATCAGTTCTGTCATTTTTCCGTCTCCTTTAAATCGTGTTGATGTCGAGTTAGACCTCGAAAAATTGCATCATAATTTCAAATATTCCGATATTTCTTCCTTTGCCCGCTCCCACCCGGAGCACCACACGGCGCGGAAACCCTGCCTTTCAAGCGCTTCGAGCCACCATTGCTGGTCGACCGTCGGCTTGTTTCGGCCGGCTTTCATTTCGATGTACAAACCGTGGTATTTTCCCCGGGCGACCGGCAGGCAGAGGTCGGGCACGCCCTTTTTCATCCCCTGCCGCCGGAGCGCGGCACCGTAAGCCACGCTGCGCTTGCCTTCGTTCGGGATGTGGTATAAAAGCTTCAGTTCCGTGTGTGCGGCGGACTGGTATTCCGCCCACACAAAAAGTGCCTCCTGCTCTTCCGCCTCGCGGTTCTCGCGGCGGGTCGCGCTTGCCTGGTCTTTTTCGGTGCTTTCTCCGTCCGTCGAGTAGACGGTCAGGCTGTCCAGTTCGCACCCGCAGACGCGGCAGAGTCTTGTTTTGTTGCCGTCGGCAAAATTATATTCACGCCCGCATTTCGGGCATCTGTAAGATCGTATTTTCATATCGCGCCCCCGTTGACATCTTCGGGCAGCGGTGTTATACTGATAGCGGTGTTTGGTGTTGTTTCAACATCGTTTGGGCGTCCTGTTACCGCAGGGCGTCCTTTTTCATATCTGTCAAGCCTCGGCAACACATTTTTCGCGTATTCGTCAAGATAAGCCACAACAGCCTCACGTCCGTCAGCTTTCCAGATGTGCTTACGGTCTTTTCCTTTTTCTTCGATAATTATCAAAAATTCACTCGGACGGCCGTTTTCGTCCATGCCACGGCGGCTTCTGTCAAAATATATCGACACCGGCACGGATATCGGCAAGCGCAGCGCAGAGCCCTCCTCGCGCTCGATTTCCTCGACCTGCTCTGCCATTTGAGGTATGTATTTTTTAATCATCTGGTTGTCAAAGTCAAAACGCTCGTTGTCGGACAGCGCATGACGCTCGCCGAGCTGATTTTTGTAGTGCGTATACTCGATAGCCATGTTTTGATTTTTAAGGTTTGTTACATAGCCGTAAGTCTTGCCGTCGTTATAATCCCGACGGCTGACGAATCGGCCGCTGTAGTCGGCAAGCACCGCATCAAGCACATCGGCGTGCATTAAGATATGATTCTCTTTCATTACATTCTCGCTCCTTTCTTTTTGAGATAATATGCGCAGCAATCATCCGTCGCGGGGATCTCGCGGAATCGGTCGGTGATGTAGGTATAGGCACAGCACTTTCCGTCCCAGCCGTCGCTCGCACAGTCAATTTGCCGCAGCCAATAGCAGCTTTTACAGACCTTTTTCCTGCGCCATTTTTGCCCGCTCCCCGGCGCGTCAGCTGTCTTTTCGAGTGTCTGCATCGCACCCGCTCCTCTTTGCTCTGATTTTGGCTATTACCTTGTCCTCAAAGGCGATAAGCTTGTCCTCGTGCCAAAATCCGTATATGATAAGTACGATGACAGCGATTTCAAAAACCGTCTGAATTGCAAATTTTAATGCCATGGTTATACCCCCTCCGGTCGTTCGGGCAGCGGCATCCAATAGGTCACCTGTGGATCATCCCAATCCGGATAAGCCTCAAAAAGCCAGCCCTCGCCGGCGTAAAATGTTGCAAGTTCATGGGCACTATCCAACTCTAAATGCTCTCGCGGTCTGCCGTTTGCAAGAACCAATACCTCCTGCTCGTCTTCGGGCAGCCTGTCGTTGACGCTTATCCACTGCGATGCAGTCAGCTTTTCAAGCTGTTCCCTCGCGGCGCGGACAATCGCGCAGCCGTGGATGTCGCAATTATGCTCATATCCGCAGCCGAGGCAGACGAGAGAGCCGGTATGTACCGCCAATTTGCGGAGTACATCTATAAGGTTTTTTTCGGTTTTGACCTTTCGAATCCTTGTTTTTTGCCTTCTTGTTTTGATTGTGTCACATATGTCCGCGACGAGCCAGTCGTCCAGGTCATCTGCTTCAAAAAAAGACCAATCGTCAAACGCGCCTTCAACTATCTGATTATTTTTTTTATAATACTCTGTGGCTTCTCCTATCATCGACTCATCAAAGGTATAGACAAAATACGGCTTGCCGTCATCTACATAGAAGTCGATGAAGTACACATCTATGCCCTGCTTTTTTAATTCCTCAATTACTCTTTCTTTTACCACATTAATATCATTCATAACTCTTCGTCCTTTCTTAAAGCTGCTGTGTGAGTACAATAATCAAGGCGACGGATGCTAAAAAGCTCGGTGCGCACCAAAATCCATCGCTATCATCGGTTATCAGCGAGTATATAGCCAAGATAAGATTAAGTAGTGCATTTAATGATAAAAACACAATCAACACTATCAAAAGCGCTCTCATTGCTCCGCCTCCTCGAAAAATCTGTGTCCGCCGATGGTGCAGACATAGGCCTGCGACTCGTGCCAGCTGCTTTTGCACAATGCAGGCGCATAAAAGTAAAGAATTTCCGCGTCTGTCGCCGTCTCGCCGTTGTCGAACACTGCCGCGACCGCTTTTTTAACCTCTGCGCTCGGCTCCGGGCGGCTGTCCGTGTAGCCGTAAAGCTCGGCTATTTCGTCCGGGCTTTTGCCCTCCTGCTCGCAGGCGTTAAGTATGCACTGAGCCACGGCCATCTGACCTATGTACGGCTCGGCTCCCGCCTCTGCCATGACTACCCGCTCAACCTCATCACGCTCGGCGGCGGTCAGGGCGTATCTGACGCTTGCAGTTGACTGCAAAACCGTTTCCGTCTTCGCCTCCACCGCCGTCTCCGGCTCGGTCGGCTCGACATAATAGACCTCCGGCATCGCGCTTGTTATCTCCGGCAGAGCCGCGAGTATCATAATCGCGACGAGCGCGACGACCGCGCCGATGATAAGCAAGTCTTTAGTCATCGCTGTCAGCCTCCTTGCGTGCGGGCTTTGCGACCATTATTCTTGTGGCGTTTTTGTTCACAAACTCCGCAAGTTCATCCGCCCCCGCTTCCAACGTTTCGGCGGAAAGCCCTAATTTTTCTCCGGCGTCCTTTACAAATGTCGCCGTAATTTTGCAAGCGGCCAAAATCACAACGCTGTCGGCGATACTGACTCCGCCGAATGCCATCATGATCTCCTGCACAAGCATTGCGCACAGCTTGCTGGACAGTCTTGCCATTTCTTCGTCATCGTGACGGTCGCATGCGCGTTCAAAGTCCGCGCGGGTCTTTTTTAAGCTTTCAATCATTTTCTTTTCTTCCTTTCTTTTTCTTTATGCCGTCTTTCTTTTCTTGAGCCACAGCTCGTATTCTTCTCTGACGCCCGGAATTTCAAAATACCGTTCTACTGCGCGAAGCGTTGACCGGGCTAAATGCGTCATCTCGCTGTCAGGCACCGCCGACAGGTCGAGTTCTGCCGTTTGAGACATCGCAGGAACTCCTTTCTCGTTGTTTTATTTTCTTTGGCGTGATATAATTTTTTTAATTTCTATCAAAGCAGGTGCAAATCGTGAAACCAATAAAAGACAGCCATTTCAAGCATCAAGATGTGCCCAAAAACATTCGCCAGTATGAGCGCCGTATGCGAAAGATACTCATGTGGATATTAGAAGGGAAAGAGCTTCAAGAGATCTCCCCGTGGGATTGCGAAATACTTGACGCCTGTTTATCCAAAGGGTACATAGCCAGCAATCTCCGTACCGTTAGGACTGCCGATGGGAGCATCTATTTTGATTTATCCGGAGATGCCAAACTGACACATGCGGGTTACGAGTATCTCGCAAGAATCGATGCAGAGTCCCGAAGCCGTAAGGCAATTGTTATTTCTGTGCTTGCACTTATCATTTCCGTCGTTCCTTTGGTAATTAATTATGCGGTTGCTCCGATACTGGAGTGGCTTTCCAAACGCTGATACCCTTCGACGCGCCTACATCTTCCGTAGCATTCGGAATGTCAAGCAAGACATCGTTAGATACAAGTTCCAGTGTCAAGGTAGGCCAATTGCCGCCCTTGTGATGAAATGTAACACTGCGGACTGATTGCCCTATCTCAACACCGCCCAACTTTACACTGCTCGTCAGACCCGTGTTCGGATTGACTCTTATTTCGATTTTATTCATCTCTTTACCTCGCTTTTTGTTGTTTTATTTCTTTTTGTGTGATATAATTTTGTTGTAGGCTTTAGGGAGGTGATATCATGACCAATTCTGAGATTGCTCTCGAGCTTGTAAAAATGTTTCAAAATGACATAAGATCTGAAATTCGTCACTCCGACGGGGATTCTTTTGACAAGCGCAAAGAGTTATACGTCAAAACGTATCTTTACTTTCTTGAGAATCTTAACAATAGCACCGAAGTTAAATAATCAGGCGTGGTAAACCAAAGTTTCAAAAACTCTTACCATAGCGAGCGTTATGTCCGCCAAATCTTCAAGCCTACACTCTTTTGACTTCTGGGCGAGTAGTTGCAGCTGCTCGTTCAGAAGTTTCTCTGCGGTCTCAAACTTTTTCATTTCTTCATCTCCTTTCTTGTTGACTTTATGAGAATCTGTTGTATATTTTTACCCGAAGGGAGGTGCTTGTTTGGAACAAAAGGTTCATGTCCCCACGCTCGCTACAGGCAAGGTCGTTCCACGCGGAACTGGTGATTTTGAGCAAGCGAAAGAATTAAAAGAGACGTATCTTCGCAAGGCTCAACGTCGCCACGATTGGCTTATCGCCTCTTTCGGGATTTTAGGCGGCGGCGTTATGGGCTTTCTCACTTCTTTGATTTTTTGGCTTATTTCAGGAAAGTGTTAATTACCCACTGCGCCAGCAGTGCCCCGAGTACTCCCCCGAGACTTCCGAGTAAGATTGATACGACTGCTATTCTCGTTTGGTGCTTGCCGTCGCTCTTTCTTGCTCGGATTTCGTTTTCCGCGCGTTCAAGCTCAAGGTCTGTCATCTTTTCGCCTCCTTTTTTGTCGCTTACAACTTGCGTTTTCACAAGTCAATGAGTAAAAAAATAAAATGAGGCTCTTTCGACCGGCTCGCCCATAATCTCGAGTATTTTGAACATTTCGCTTTGCGTGAACTCTCTGGCACCGCAGAGCTTGCGGTTAATCGTCGCCTCGCTTTTTCCGATGCTTTTTGCAAGGCTTTTCTGGGTTATACCTCTTTGCCTCATTGCACCGAGCAAATTCGAGTAATCATACATTATCGCTTTCACCTCCTTTTGGTTCGATTATATCACTTGCGTTTTCACAAGTCAATACTTTTCACAAGTTTTTCAAAAGTTTTTTTCATTTTTGCTTGCGTTTTCGTTGGTTTTGTGATATTGTATAGGCGAGGTGATTAATATGCCGAGCTTTGCAGAAAGATTAAACGAAGCTTTAGAATGTAGAAATATGACCGCAGCGGAACTTGCGAGAGCATTGAATGTCGCTGACGCTACAATAAGCAATTATAAAAAAGGAATCTACGCACCAAAACAAAGAAGAACTGAAGAAATATCAAAAATTTTAAATGTATCTATACCGTGGTTAATGGGTGCAGATGTTCCCATGAAGCCGCTAAACCTCGTTTCTCCGAATGTGACCGAAGATGTTGTTACGTTCCCGGTAATAGGCAATATTGCTGCCGGATATGAAGAAATTGCAGTCGAGGATTGGAGTGGGGAGACTGTAGAAATTCCAGTGTCTTATCTCAAAGGAAGAAAACAGGCTGAATTTTTTGTATTAAAAGTGCATGGGAACTCTATGTATCCGCTTTATCACGAAAATGACAAAATACTCATTTTAAAGCAAAATTGTATCGAGCATAACGGTGACATCGGCGCAGTTATCTATGATGGCGAGTGCGCCACGCTCAAGCGCATTGATGTTTTTGATGATATGGTAAGACTCAGTCCCGTGAATCCGGAATATCAACCCAAAGAGCTAAGGGGTGTTGATATGGAAACATATCACATTCTCGGCGTACCACGTATGCTTATTCGCGAAATAAGTTAAAAAGCCCGCTCCCGTGAGAACAGGAACGAGTGAGAAAGTGCCACAGAAAAGTAAGAAAGCGGAGAGAGTATGACAAATGCAGTGATATATGCCCGGTATAGCCCGGGACCAAATCAAACGGATCAATCAATCGAAGGACAAATCCACGAATGCACCAGATTTTGTGAGGACAACAACCTGCGCATCGTCGGAACATATATAGACCGCAAGCAGACCGGGCGAAACGATAACCGCGCTGATTTTCAAAAGATGCTCCGAGACAGCTCGCGACATGGCTTTTCAACCGTCGTCGTTTGGAAAATAGACCGTTTCGGGCGGAACCGCGAAGAAATCGCAAAAAACAAAGCGGTATTGCGGATGAATGGCGTCCGGGTGCTTTCGGCAAAGGAACACATTCCCGACGGTCCAGAGGGAATCATCCTCGAAAGCGTGCTCGAAGGTCTCGCCGAATATTATTCCGCGAACCTCTCGCAAAACATAAAACGCGGAATGCGGGAAAGCGCGCTCAAATGCCAGTTCAACGGCTCCGGTCTCTCGACCGGATATACCGTCGATGCGGATCACAAATATCGCATCGACCCCGATGGTGCAGCCGTTGTGCGAACGATTTTTGAAATGTACGACGGCGGCAAGAAGATAGCGGACATTCTGCGATATCTGCAGCAAAGCAACATCAAAACCATGCGCGGCAAAGAATACACGCACTACGGCATTTCGCGCATTCTCCGGAATCGCGTGTATATCGGCGAATATCACTGGCACGATATTGTCGTGCCGGGGGGCGTTCCGCAGATCATCGACAATGATTTGTTTGACCGCGTGCAAAAGCGGCTTGAAGCAAACAAGCACGCTCCCGCCGCGCGGCGCGGCGACGTTGACTTTCTGCTGACGTCAAAGCTTATATGCGGCAATTGTAAATCGACGATGATTGGAGACTGCGGCACCGGAAAAAACGGCGCAAGGTGGTATTATTACACCTGCCGCGCCAAAAAGACTAAATCAAGCAAATGCCGCAAAAAATCCGTCCCGAAAGAAGCTCTTGAGCGCGAAGTCACTGCCCTGACCGCCGCTTATGTCCTGCGTGATGATGTTATAGACTACATCGCCGACAAAGTGGTCGAAATTCAAAAATCAGAGCACGACGACAAATCGATGCTTCGCTATTTCGAATCGCAGCTCAAGGACACCAACAAAGCAATCGCGAATATCATGCGCGCCATAGAAGCCGGCATAATCACCGAGACCACCCGCTCCCGGCTGGAAGAGCTTGAGGATACCAAGCGCGACCTCGAGACGGAAATCATCAAAGAAAAGGTCGCCCGCCCCACAATCGAACGCGAGCAGGTAATCTTTTTTCTTGAAAAGTTTCGCGGCGGCAATGTCGACGACAAGGAATACCAGCGTAAAATCATCGACACCTTTGTTCACAAGGTCATTTTATATGACGACAAGATCACGATAACCTACAATTACAGCACCGACAGCACGAAAAACGCAGAAAACACGGTCGAATCCATCGAAAGCGCCGCATCTGCAGCAGAGTGCAAGTGTTCGGATAAGTACTCTTCGTCTCCACCAGTAACACGAATACTGCTTTTGCGGTGTTCGTGTTATTTTTATACCCACGCCTGA